ACTGGTACACTACTAACTAGTGCCTGTTGTGAAATCTTAAACACACCTGTGTCATCACCTGAAATTCTGTTAATGATAATTTCGTCATCATTATTAGGAACTGTTACAGCTTGCTTACCAGCAATGAACGTATTACTAATTGCTGTGTTAAATGTTTTTGTAGTTCCGCCAACTTGCCCATCAAATGTAATCTGATTTGAACTTACATCACCTGATATCTCAAAAGTAGTTGCTGATGTTAATTTATTAGCATTAGTAGCACCACCTGTAACTGTACCTGTAATATTACCAATTAAGTTACCTCTAAATTCAACAGCGTGTACTGCTGACCAACGGAGTGTTGAAGATCCTAAACTATGACTCTGTGTTGCCAATGGAAGGATACTTGCTGTTGAACTTTCGCCTGCTACATTTAATTCTGTACCAACAAATAGTTTTTTAGCAATACCTACACCGCCACTAATTTTAACTGCGCCAGTACCAATACTAGCACTATCTGTTGTACCTTGTATAGTTAAGTTATCACTTGCTTGAATTGATCCTGATACATCAAGCGCCTCTGCTGGACTTAGTGTATTAATACCAACTTTTTCAGTTGAGTCAATTCTAATAACATTTTTCTGTACACCTAAATTATTAACTTTAAAGTCAATTGGTGCGCCTGATGTTAAGTTAGTAATAGCACCTGATGTACCTTGTACGTCAAATGTTACACTAGCAGTTTGTCCTACTTGTATACCTGCGTTATTACTAATAATAAGTTGTTCGTTTGATGTACTTGTAACATCATTTCTTAAAAATTTACTTGCGTCAACCTTTACTCCGTTAACAATAAGGTTTTCTGCTTTTTCACTTGTTCCTAAAAATTTACTAACACCTGATCCGCCAATGTTTAAACTTGATAAGTTTAGTCCTGGTTGTATAATTGTAAATCCTGCGATAGTTGTTTTTGGTTGGAATGTTCTTGTACTATAAATTGATACTGGTGATCCTGCGACTTCAACTTGTAGGATAGTATAAAGTACATCATCTTTACCTGTTACTACAACAGGCTTTGCTCCAGTTAATAGTCCGTCACTGTATTCTGGTCCAACTAGTGTCCATCCACTACCTGTAAAAATATACAACTGGTTGTTATCTGTATCAGACCAAAGATCACCTTGTAGTGCGTTAGAAACATCTGGTGCTGTACTTCCTTTTTTAAGTCCACTAGCATTAACCCAACCTGTACCATCGTATAGTTTTAAAGTATCAATGCCTGTTGAACTGTCATACCATAACTGTCCTTGGACTGGATTTCTTGGCGCCGCTGTATTAGCGAAATTTTCTAGTAAATTTAAAAAACTGTTTGCAATAACTGACCCATAACTAGTAGTGTTACGTCCAGGAATATCTAGACTTGTTTGCTGATTAATTGTACTATCTTCAATAGAGATAGTGCCTTTATTAGTGTCCGAGTAGTTAATTGTATATGCCATTATTCACTCAATCCTGATAAACTTTGTACACGCACAGTATAATCAATTTGAATAAGTCTATTCAAACTCTTTTGTACTGGGTGGAAAATTACATGTGTTAACAGTCTACCTTGTCCTGATGGGCTATAACTTACTAAGCCTAGTTCATCAAATACATATAAACTATCAGCGTTGGTTGCGTTATCAACAGCATCTTGCCCTGTTGGCTCACCATAGTCAAGTAAGCAACTAACAACAATATCTGTATAATTAGTGCCGCTTACGTGCCTTGATTCAATTTTATTTCTTGCTGGATCTGTGTTATTAACACTTCTATCATCAACAACTTTGATAAAAGTTTGGTTATACAAACTAGCATTAGTTCCTGTTGAGTTTGGTGTTAAGTATGTAATAATGCCTGTAGGATCAATACTAGTTCCACCATTACCAAATGCCATTTGATACACAAATCCTTCACCTGCGTTAGCTAAACTTTCAGCTAATGAAATACTCATATTCTCATAATGAATAGCATTCCGTTTATCAATAAGCACTTCGCCTGATTTAGGGTCAGTTATCTTAATATGTCCTTGGAGCATTACTCCGTTTTGTTCTTTAATAGTGTCTATCATAATTTTTTTCCTACACTGTATTTATTTGGGTAGCTCCACCTTTTCTGCCTTAAAGAAACGTGCAACCAAAGTTTCTGCGTCATTCAATGATTCTCCAGTATTTGACCATAGTGTTCCTGTTCTACGCACTATTTGTATCTTAACTCCGTCTCCGGGTTTATTTAACAAAGTTACAAATGGTGTTCTTCCATCTACGGAGAACTCTGCTGGTGAAGTAACATCAGCTTCTGGGGAATCTTGGTCTATTGTTGCGTCAAATACTTGTATAGCATTTTTACGCAATCTCTTGCCACCTACAAATATTTCAAATTCATTAACACTATTTGGAGTAAATCCTAACTCAAATACTTGTGTTGAGTTATCTCCCTCTAATTCATCTATAGTAGTGTTATCTCTGTATGGTGCTGTTTGTGTACTATCAGCATTATATATGTCACTTCCTGCTAGATGTAGTGCTTTTGCTCCTGTTCCTAGCGTGCCTCTTTGAATTTGACGTAATACGTTGCCTTGCTTAATTAGATATTCAATACGTTCGCCGTTTACAAATATAATACCTGGTATAGCACTATCTTTGTCTGGTGCGCTTAGTGTACTAGCATCTTCTAATACAATTTGTTTGTCTGTTACACTTAAATCGATTGCTAATTTAAGAGGTGCTTTGTCGCCTAAGCGTTTGTAAATATTTCTATTCAATATATCTTTGAACTGACTAAATCCGAACTTTGGACTAATTGGTCCTAAAGCACTAAATTGTATAAGTTCAATTACACTATTATCTGCGAAATTAGTCTTATATCTTAGATAATTTCTGTCATCAGTTAAAGTGTAGTCTATACTAGGTGTTTGTAATACACCATCAATTGTTAACCACACATACTGAGCATCAATTGCTGTATTTCTTAGTTTTACTAATCCGCCTTGTAAACGTTTAAATTCTTTAAAGTCTTCACTGTTTGTATTAAGTACAGTTCTTGAAACAACATCATAATTGATTCTTTCAAAATCCATGCTATCATGTTTATTAAATGTATACACAGTAAATTTTTCGCCTTCTGCTGGCGCTGTTGCTAATTGTATTGTGCTACCACTATCTACCCAAACATCTTGACTATTAATACTTTGTACACTACCAAATGCGTAATCTCCGTCAGTACGTAAATAAACTTCTAATATATCGCCTTCATTACCAATACCTGGCTCAAGTTTGATACTACTATTAGATGGACGTATATTATACTGAACAGCAATATCTAATTCTTTTCCGTTTAGTAATACTAATATATCACTTGCGTCGAAAGATCCAACTGGTGTTTGCCAAATTTTAACATAATATTCTCTTGCCGCAGTAACATTAAACTGTTGGTTATATCCTGGATTTAAAATCTTATTACCTTTTTTAACAATTACATTATGACTGTTTGGTTTTGAACTGTATGGAGTTTTTGCTAAATCAAATAATCTTGTACTTCCATCACCTGTAAACTCGGTAGTTTCAATTCTACTGAAACTATCAGTTTTACTATAGATAGCATAACTAATTACACTATTATCTCTTGGTGCTGAACCAAATTCTAATGTTGCTTTAGGATCAGCATCGTCAGTACTATCATCATTTGGACTTGCTACTAGTACACTTTCAACTTCGACGCCGTCAACTGTTGCGATATAATCTAAGTCTTCAGTATATCTTGCTTTAGTAACATATTGTATAGTTGATCCATCAGCTATAATTTGTGCTTGCTCAAGAATGTTTTCGCCGTTGCCACTAATACTAACAATGTTTACTTCTGTACCTAACGCTGGCACACTAGCAAGGGTTACTATTTTATTTCTATAATCTACTGTATATTGTGACTGTGCTTGTATAATATTATTAACTGTAACAATAAGTCCATCTTTGTTTTGTGGTTGTATACCAAACGCAAATTTTGCTTCTGTGCCATCAGATCTGTAAGAGTTACTAGATAATGTGCTACCGCCTTCTGTAGGTCTGTGGTAAACTTTAATATCTACTGAATCTAATACTTGTCCAGGAACTTGTTCTTCAGGTCCTTTACTTGTTGTAGGTGTAACAAAACCATCGCCATCAATAATAATTTCTTCTGGGTTAATACCTTTTGCTGTTCCAAATGCTAAATCGCCACCTTGTAATAATGTATCATAAGATGTAGGATCCGGAATAACTGATCCGTCTGATGATTTCTTACGTACAACAACCACATCGCCACTAACAAATCTTTGTACATCCATTGTTATAGTAACTGTGCTTGTAGTTCCGTCACCTGTTAATGACTGTAATACAGCATTATCATTAGTTTGGCTTTCTGTTCCAAAGTTTGGATCATCAAGTCTTACACCGTTTAGATAAATGTTATACTCTACACCATTTTCTAATGGTGTAGTAAGTTGGAATACTTCCGTACTTCCATCTAACTGAAATATTTCATCTTCAAATGTAGTATCAAATGTATCGTATGTAGTTGTAAACCAAGCATCTGAATCCCAACCTGTGCCAGATCCAAAATCAAAACTAGTAACTTCAACTCCGCCGTAGTCAATGCCGTCTAATAATTGTCCTAGATCGTTTCCGTATTGACCTGTAGTTGGATCATAATATAGATTAATTCTATCCTGTGCTTGTAACAAGTCAGGTGACTTATTATATTTTACAGATATAGTTTGACCAAGTTTTAATGACGTTGTAAAATTAACTCTTCCAAAGTTACGTGTAAATCCTTTTGTATCATCTTTAACATTTTCAAAAGAATATTCACTTTTTAACAATTCTAATCCATCTAGTGTAACAGTAATATTAGTTGACTTTAACTGCATTGGCCATTTTAAATCTAATTGTAACTGATCTAAACTACTGGTAAATGTTTCTGTTTCAACAAGTGTTTGAAATAAGTAGGCTCCTGTAACTCTGTCAAACTTAACTCTAATATTTGAAGATTTTGCTTTACCGTTTCCAAAAATAGCACTTAGTCTAGCAGGAGAGCCACCTTCTTCAATTGAACCTATTATTGTTATTGTTGGATTAGATAAGTAACCTGATCCTGCGTTAATAATTTTAACTGAAGTTATTTTTCCGTTACCAACAAATGCTTCAGCTTTAGCGCCAGAGCCGCCGCCACCTGTAATCTGTATAATAGGAGCAATGTTGTATCCTGAGCCTGGATCAGCAATAGCAATACTTGTAATTTCAAATCCTACATTGTCAGCCCAGTGTTTTTGTGGATATTCTGTAATACGAGAATTGTCTGAAACAATTTCACCATCTACAATTTGTACACTTTGCGGTACAATTTTACCTTGTAGCTCACTGTATACCGGTGGTAAATCAAAGTCAGTAATACTGTTGTTTGAAGTTTCTAAATTTTCGTATGAACTTAGGTATTCTCTAACCTTAGTTTTATACGGTTTCATTTCTTCTACGTATTTTTCATAACTAGGAAGACTGTCATTTTTAAATGTTATTCTTTGATCTAAACTACCTACATTGTGTTTTGCTTTTACAAAACTTGTTTTAATTGCCCAGTCTACATTTAGTTGCTCTGTGAAAACATATTTTAGACTTGCGAAGAATAATTGATTCCAGTGTACTTGTAACTGATCTATAAAAATATCATTCTTAACAATATTAATAATTTTACGCATTTCTTGTACAGGTTCAGTATCATAAAATATTCTATCATAACTTGCGCCGTCAAATGCTATATTGTCACTATTAACATCATACAAGCTATCTAAGAATTCAATAGTTCCGTTCTGTCTACCAATAGTTGAATAGTTTATACTATAGTCGCTAGTATCTTCATCGGCAACTTTTTTAAGTAATAACCAGCCGCCTGTACCAACGTTATCAATTTTTACAATATCGCCAATATTATTTTCTAATCCATATAGTTGATAACTGGCATCAATATTATTATTAATAAATGTAAACTGATTGTAATCTTTAGCGTACCAATCAATATATTTCCAATATAAGTTTACATCATAACTTTGTGTAAGTGTTCTTTGATACTCTATGCCGTTCCACTGGAATACACTCCACTTACCATTAATATTTTCATCGTTTTTAACAAGTACAGCAAATTTTCTTACAGTAATACGTGCATTACTACTGTATCCTTTACCAGGATTAATAATTTCTACTGAACTAATTCTGCCTCTAGTGTCTAAACTTACGTTAAGCTCGGCACCTGTTCCTTGAGTATCTGTAATTGCGTAGGTTGGTGGATTAATATATCCTTCACCTGGATCTGTAATTAGCACATTAATAATAACACCATTTTCGATTTCTAATGTTAGTGTAGCAGGCTTAACACGAGCAATACTTACAAATCTCATTTCAGCAAATGTGTCTGCTGTTGTATCAAAAATACCTGTTGCTACTGTTGGTAGCGGATCAAACTCAGTCAACTTTGTTAAATCAAAATCGTCTACAATTAAATTATCTTTTAAAACACCATTAACTCTTTCAACAAACTGTTTACGTGCTTCTGTCTTGTTTATAAACCAACTTTGTCTTGGCTGATTTAGAGAACCGTATTTTTGGTTAGTTGGAAGGTTAATATCCGGAACAGGACGTTCGTTTGTGTCAAAGCCAACTAAACTATCAAACCATTTTTGTTCAATTACTCTATTTGGAATACTTGTTTCCAATCCATCAGTTATAATTTGATATTGATTGTGTGTATTCTGTTCTTGGTTATCAATAGTCCACCAATTGAAACTTATTGCTACGTCTTTGTCTTGTATAAGGCTTTCACAGTTGAATAACGCAAAACGCTGATTGCTTAACATAGCAACAAATCTATATCCAATCGAAGCTGGATCTGAAATATATGTAGCAACATCGAATCCAGTAACACTTCTATTTTCTACTGACGGAAGTGTACGCTTGTTCTTAACCCAATAGTAATAAAAATTAGCAAATGTACCCGAAGCACTATTGTATTTTCTACGTTTAGAATAAACACTATCTCCGTATTTTGTTGTACCACTTATCCCATCAACAAGTCCTGATTCAGATCCTTGTTGTGCGTCCCATTCGCTTGGTAGCAATGTTGACTCTACCCATTCGTAAATATCAACTGTTGTACCTTGGAATAGTTTATTAAAATTATTAGTACCTTCTGTAATGTCGCCTTGATGATGATTAATAAATCTAGCACTATCAATATCCCACCATAACTTACCAATCCAAGTATCACTTGTGTAGTCTAAATCATGTGTTTGTATATTAGCATCTGTACTTACATTGTATCTACAAGGGTCATAACTGGTTTTAAAACTAATCTCTTGTTCTGCTGGTCCAGCAATTTTTCCTTGTATAGGATCAATGTAATCAATATATGATACTAAAGTATTATCTACAGTATTATAAAGGAATACACCTTTGAATTTTTCTGTGTCAGCTGGAATTACAGGACTTCTAGCAATATCCCAGGCTTTAGAATTTAATGGTTTTCTGTATTCAGCAACAACTCCTCTATCTTGTACTCCATTAGTGATAGTGGTTTGCTTAGGCAATCCAACATATACATGGTTATTTTTAACTTTTAAAATACTACCAAAATCTTCAGTGTCTACGTTATAGCTAAAGTCTTGTCCGTATAATAAACTATCATTAATAGATTCGTATATACTAACTAATCCGCTATTGTTATCCGTAGTTAAGAATTCAGTATTTCCTCTGTCAAAGGATGTAAAAGTATCAAAAGTTGTTTGAGTTTGTATATCTCCGCCTTTGGCTGTAATAGCAAGAGTAGCACCGTCAAAGTCTAACTTACTACCAAATCTAGTATTTGGTGTTGCGTCTTTTGGTCTAATAGTTTGTTTATATACAAAAGTATCTCCGCTCTGTACATATACATACACTGCTCCATTTGACCTACTTGTATCGCTATTAAATGAAGCACCAATAGCAATTTTCTTGCCGTCGGCACTAATTGCTATATCTTCTCCAAAATGTTCTGTAAGATCTGATGGTTCAAGTATTTGACTATAAACGTATTGATCTTCAAATTTTCTATATATAACAACCTTAGTATTTGGCACAGCACTATCTTGTGTGTTTAGGTATCTAGCAGTGGTAATTAATACACTACCATCAGTGCTTACATCAAATGATTCGCCTACTTCTTCTAAGTATAACTGATCAACTGTACTTTCAGTAATACTAAAGTTAGTATCATTTGGTACATAACCTAGTAAGTCAATTCCACTATTAACCTGCTCCCATAATAAAGGATTAAACACTCCTGGAACAATATTACTTTTTGATTCATACACTGCTTCGCCGAATTTAACATATTCACCCTGTACATATGACGCTGATGATCTATGTAATCCTCTATATAACGGTTCGCTACCAATAGTCCAATTTTCTGTTGGTGTTTTATCAACGAAGAATATCTTACCATTGTTTACTTCAGTGCCATCACCTTTAGCATGAATATATAATCTGTAGTTTTCTCCTGTTTGAGAAAATTTAAGTTGATTACCTAGTCTGCGATTGTTTTCACTCTTTGGTAAAGTATAGTAACTTAATAATTGGTATGTTAATCCTTTTTTCTCGTATACAGCAAACGCTCCTTCGTTAGTAAATCCGCTTTCTGTACCTTCAGGTGATAATGGAAGATTATAAGTTCTTGTCCAATCTAAATTTAAAGCACTTGGAGGAGTAGCTAATTCAAAAATTCCGCTAACTGTAGCACTTTGATATAAGAAATATTCTAATGCTTGTAATGTATTAGTAGTTGGAATAGAAATATTTGTTTGCTTGTCAATAACTATTAACGGTCCTGAAATACTATTTTCATGATGTACTGCGTTAATTGGACCAATTGTTCTTAGTGTACTATCATTTTCAACAAATGTAGCATTAGAGTTAACTCCATAATCACTACCTACTGACATTGTTCCAGTTTTATTCTTAAAGAATATTCTTACAACACCAAAATCTCTTTTAATATATACAATTTCTGCTGACTCACCTGAGGCGCTATCAGTAATTGTGTTACCTACTAATGGAATAAAAGGATCACCTTGTAGATTAAAGTTTGTTAATCTTACATCCATAAATCCGTTCCATATATCAGCAACAGTGTGTTCAGTATCGTTAATATATGTAAAGTCTAAATTAATAGCACTTGGATTTTGTACAATCCCGTTTACTGTTATATTATTAAGCCAGACTCTAAGTTTATCACCAACTGTAGTGTTTGCTCCAGCAACAGCTTCTGATCTTATAAACCATTTACTATCAATTCTGTCAATTAGTGTTGATCCTTCAGTGTGTGATAATGTACCAATCAAAGAAGGTTGTGTTGGTTTAGTAATGTCTTGTTGTAATTGTACATCTAAGATATTTGTAAAGTCTGGAGTTGGTGTTACAAAGTCGTTCTCTACTTTGATAGTTTGAATAACAAGTTGAGGATCTGTTTCTTCTAACTCTGTTGTGTTAAATAAAGAACCTACATCAATCTTCCACCAACCGTTATGATATGTATCATCAGTTTTTAATATAACTTGATAATCACCAACTGTAACATTATTTTGTGTAAGCACTCCGGACTCAGTAAATGTACCATTAATATCGTTAATGTATACTGCCATTTGGTTGTCGTCGTTTACTTTTCTGTAAACAACTGTAGCTTTTCCTGTATCAGTTTGTACTATACTACCAACATCTGGAACACTTAACGAACTTTCAATTTGTAATACTTTTTGTACTTTTGCTGTAATAGTATGTTCACCATTTATAAATGATTCAGTTAATACTGGATCGCTATTAAATGGATCTCTACCTGAAAGATTGCCTGTAGTATATCTATTCCATTTTAAGAATAATCTATCTCCGGCTTTAGTTCCTTCAAACTGTTCTTGTTCAGCTCTAATCAAGATATGATCAGTTGCTACATCAGTACCTAGGCCGTAATCACCTCTTGCCATAAACACTGTTTCTGGGTATTCATTAGCAAAGCTATCATAAGTTCCGTCTAAACTCTGTTGGTTACTTGATGATGCTGGGAATAACTGTATACTATCGCCTTCAATAGTACGTTTAGCTTTCCATAATTGTTCATCATATAATACAACATCACCGGCAACATAATTTACTAAACTATTATACTCGCCTTTTAGTTTACTTTTTAAATTTCCGGCATTTGGTGATCCAATAGCAAGATATTTGTTGTCACCGGATATTGCTACACTTGTGCCAAAGCCGCCATTTTGATCATATAAAAATGCTTGTTCGTCAATTTGCTGTAAGTATCCAAAATCTGTATTGTCGCTTGGGCGAGCATATATGTATACCGAACCGTTAAGATCTTTAGGCGCACTAATTGCTATAGTATTGTTATTATCACTAATAGCAAAATCTGCTCCGAAATCTTTTTGTGTACTGTCTAACAATCCTGCTAATGTATTTTTAATATCTGTCTTTAACTCAAACACTTGCTTATTTTTAAGCACTGTCCATTTGCCGCTATCGTCATCATCAATCCAGATAGTATCGTTGTACTGTTTATTATCTGAATCTGTACTAAATTGCTTACTACTTTTAATAATGTCATTAGCTGTAGCTATATTAGGTAATCTATAATTGGTAAATTGTGTTAGGTATCCGTTAGCAGAATCAATAGCAGTAATACTGTCTGTTGTTTTAAGTGTTAATACATTTAAATTAATAGATTCAATTTCATAAAAACCATCAACGTCTGTATCAATATCATGTACACCAATTATATCACCGACAGATGCCTCTGCTATAGTGTCTAATGTAATAGTGAAGGAATCTGTATCACTATCTGATATACTTGTAATTTTATTACTACTTTCTACATGCTTATACACTGCCCATGTTGTTTGTGTTTTTGAATTTGCTGTCCATACATAACTATTAGCTGGAATTTCTGTTAATGTTTTATCAACAATACTTGAATATGTTAGTAGTTGTACAGTTACATCATTTGGGTTTACATAACCAGCAGTTTTAGTATAACTGTTGGCATCATTAAAATATTTTATAGGTAACGGTTTATGATCATAATTTTTTGACTTTGTTAAAATATCATTTTGTGTAAGTCTATAAATTAAACTTGTATCTTGAGGATCAATAGCGTCAACTAATTCAACCTTCTGTGGTTCTTGTCTATATTTTTCTTCGTCTAATTTAAATTCAAATTGGTCATCACCTGTAGTAGCACCATAACGTCCTACACGTATTGCCCATTCTTCGTAAAATTCTAAACTATCTTTACTTGCGCTTCCTAGTTTATCAAATAATTTTGTAAGAACATTCTTTGTTCCTTTATCTTGAATTGCGCCTTGGAAGAATTTAAACTGACTTACGTCATCATTAATAATATTTTCTAAGTAAGTTCTATTCTGATATCCAATTAAGTGCTGTGCTAGTCTTTGTTGATCAGCATCAAAGTTATCTGAATCAAGATCGTAAAAATCTAAGAATTGTTTTGCTTTATAATCCCAGTTAGGCAATAATCCTTGTTTTGGAGCACCGTCTAATCTTACAAAATTTGAATCTACAAAAAATTGTGTTCCGCTGACATCCTCTTTAGTAACATAATAAAACTGTTTGTGCTTAACTAATGTACCAATTGGGTAATCTTGGTACTCTTGCCATTCATAAATTTTAGCATCATCAAATATAAAGCCTGGTACATTAAATGATCCGTTCCAATTATCACTTCTATAGCCGCTTACTTTAATACGTTCTTGTCTATAACCTTGTGGTCTGTTATAGATAACATCGCCAAATACAGTTCTATTATCTAAAATAACTACGTGTTCATGCTGTACTGTAGGAATCTTTAAACTATAAATTCCTTCTTCAGTATTTTTAACATAAAGTCCAAATGAGTTTGAATTGTCTCTTTCTGTTGTAGCAAAGTCTGCTAATAAACGTTTACCGTCTGACGAAAGTAGACTATAATCATAAAAGTTATTGTAAATGTCATCTACTACTTTAAATTCTTCGTTAAATTCAATTTGTTGGGCACTCGGACTTACTGTAAGAATAGTTCCACTATCCCAGTTTTGTGTTGTCCAATACAAGTATTCTTTTGCTGATAGATCCCAGTTTTCAATTTCTTCTAAATCTTGGTTAAATCTTTCAAATATAAAACCTTTAGTTTGTAGGTATCGACCATAACCTCTTATAAAGTCAACAACTTCTTGTTTTTCTCTATAAAGTGTTCCGTATGGAACATCTACTACATTTCTTAGGTCCCAATTTTTACTAAACATTGCCGCCGCTCCACCTTCTTGAGGTAATTCAGCTAATTTTTGGAACTTATCGTTATCAAATCCATCACTACTATTATGACCTACTTTAACTCTAAAGTAAGTTCCGCTATTTTCAACAATTTGACCAACTTCATAAAACTTACCACTGTCCCAAGTAAGGAAAGGTTCACTAGTTCCGCCAATATTAATTAGAGGATCATTATTTTTTCTAATAGGAGCATATGTTTTAAATGTAGGTCTTTCTTTATCATAACCTTTAACAATATATCCTGCTGGAACAACTTCAATTATAATACCACTATAAGAATAAACATCAATAGGCGTACTTTTTACTAAGTGTATTTTATAATTTTCTTCTGGTACAAAAACATTTCCTTCATTAGTAGGTGTTCTTGAATCTAATATTAATCTAAATTTGTCTTGTTGTGTAAATCCGCCAATCTTAGCTGATATTTTATTTTGTAAGTTTTTAAGATTAGTCTGATACGTACCAAATTGGATAGTTTCGTTCTGTGCTAAGTATCCTTGAATATAATTTACAATACCCGAAGTAAAAATTCTTGTTGTATCAGTAGTATTATTAGGAAATACTAACTTTGATAGTTCAATATTTTTACTAGTATCAGTATACACTAGTTGATCTGCTTCATTTCTTTTAATTCTACTTCTATCAAATGCTAGACCAAAGAACTGTGCTGGTTGATGTAGTGCCCAGGTTTTCATTAAACTAAACGGATAATGTGAACTGTTACGCCAAGCCGCTTCAATAGGAGCTTCGTCACCAAATACAAAAGGTTCATTATAACTAGAATCAACACCATACCTAGCAATACCACAATTAGCAGGATCTAATAAGTATCCTTGATCGTCAACCGGAATATAGTTAATGATATTATTGTTAATAAACTTATTTCTATATTTTATTTTTTCACCTGGTTCACGAACAATACCTTTTGATAGATCTTCCCAAAGTATTAAATTATTACGTGTGTAAGGTGCTTCACCATAAACTGTATCAAACCAATTAGGTTTAATTTTAAATCCTAAAACTTCCCAAGGATGACTGTGAGGTCTATCTGTGTTATAGAAATCTTTGTAAATTGCTCTCCAAAATCCCGGCAAGGGTAAATTGTCGATATCAGCAAATTTAGAATAGTTAAAAGTAAACCCGTTTGTACGATCAAATACTGTGTTAGTACTATAGTCCGGATTACCAACTGTTTCTAACCAAGAATTAAAATCACTAATAAGTGTATCTGTAATAGTGTATCTACTAAATCCTGTTTTGCGAGATTTTGTTTCAACAAAGTCTGCAATATCTAAAATTGACTCGTCATAAGGTTGTTTTAAGTTATTATAAATTCTTTTTTCAATATCTAATATTAGATGATCTCTAAAGTCTCCAAAGCATACCCATTTAGATCCATCATGACCTTGTATGATTGGTTTAGCCATTGGCCATTCGTCATATGCTACTGAGTTAGATGTAGCATGGCTCATATTACTATTTGGCATATAGAATACTTTATTATATCCGGCAAACGTATGTATATGTGCTAATCCACTTCCGCCAGTGCCAACGTCGGCAGCCTGTGCGGCTGTTTCAGATGTGTATAACGGATAGAACCAACCTAGTTTACCTTTATAAGACATTGTTGTTTCTTCGTCAATGCCATAAATTTTATAAGGACCTTCTGATTCTGGAACAACACTAATATAAGTATCGTCTAACATTACCTTTGGCTCAAACTTAGGATATAATCCTAACTTAGTAGGTGTTGGCGGAACCCAACAACCGTCTGTTGATTCAAATTCATAAACTTCTAATATATCGTTAGCAACTACAGGAATGCTTAATGTTAAAAATCCAGTAGTAGTTATAGTATAGTCTTGGTCTTTTATTAATTGTGTTCCGTTAAGATATGGCAATACCGACTGATTACCTAATTTTGTAAAATCAATTCCTCTAGTTAAACTAAAAATTGTTTCTGAACTATCGTTAATAATATGTTTTGTCATATTAGATGCTTTATGTCCAAACATGTCACTAAAGAAAAACGGATCTGTTGATGTTTTTGTAAAGTTTAATTCGTCTAATACTTTATCAACATGCTGTTTTATTTCACCGTCATAACCTAATTCATTAGCTATACGTAAAAATTCTCTTTTAAATTTAATGTACTCAAGCCCGGCAAATTTTATTGCGTCAATTGAGTTATAATCTTTTTGTGTTAGATTGAATAGTGCTAAATTTATTGGACCACTATGTTTAACAAATTTTAAACCAAACTTACTTACGTTACCCAAATCTCTTAGATTGCTTACACCTGGAAAAATTCCATCAAAGTTTTCTGTATTATCAATAATACTATCTACATGATCTAAAACTTCGCCTAGTGTAAAGTCAATTACATTTTCGTTCATAGGATTTTTTTCCATATTAGCTGGAAATTCATAAAATCCTGTTTCTGTTTTATTTGCTTTAGAAAATACTTTAATTACTAGTTTATCACCTGCTGTTAAGTCTTTAGCAAAAGTTACATACTTGTAATTGTTTGTTGTTGTTAAAGTGTAAATCGGATCTTTAACTCTGTCGTTGTTAAGATAAACTTTTACTTTTAAATCTGTAAGACTAGCACTATTTTCAAACATATCAATAATAAAGTTATTAAGTCTTGGTCCAACAGTAGGTTGATCAATTACCCATTGTTCAGATTTTCTATCACCTTTTGTCCATCCTCCCGGACTTGTATATGTGTCTATTGATACATATTTTCTAAGTAATGCTGTATCAGTACTTGCTGTAATTGTATTTGCTATTTCATCGTATCGATAAGTGTCTGCTAATAAATTAAAATCAAAAACAATATCACCACTATTTTCGATAGTTCTGTAACTTAACGGAAATCCTAATTCTGTGTCATTAGACCCTGTACCAACTTTATAACTAAACAATTTGTTTCCAACAAATGTACTTGAGTCTAGTGTAGATAGTGCGATACCCTGATCGTTATATAAATCAAATAATGGTGCTTGATTTAATCCTGTTTTGTCTTGTGACTGTTTCCAAGATGTTCCATCATAATAAAACATTTTACCTTTGTAAGTTGAACCAGATTTAATAAACACTGTTTCATTTGTTAATGGTGTAGTGTCTGTAGTTTCTTTTAAAGTAATTTGATTATTTCCATTAATGGTTATAAAAGCAACTTGATATATTTTACCAAAAACAAAACTGTCTTTGTCTGCTGTAAACAACACACGCTGTCCTGCTACTAAATCTGTACCGTCTACAAAGTATCCTGATTGTCCTTCGATATTAGAAAATACATCAGTAGTTACTGTATCAATTAGATCAACACTTTGTTTAGCACTAGTACCATTGTTATACAATTTAAGTCCAGCTTCAAATTCAATAATAGGTCTTGTTGCTCTATAATTTAAATCTAAACTTGTTGGGGTATTATTAATAATTGCTGTTGTTTCAATAATGCTTTTATGAGTCCATCTATTATAACGTGCCCATTGATTCTTATCCGGTGATGCTTTATTAATACAAATATAATCTTTTTCACTAGCATATGACGTAGCATTATCAAAAGGCAATGTACTAAATCCTGCTTCGTCAAATTCAGTAGCATTATCTAATAGGTAATCTGCTGTAATAAGAACGTCTTGTTCTGAAACTAATTTAATATTATCGCCAACACCTTCAACATACCAATTACCTTCACTGTATTTTTCAGGTGTTATTTTTCCGTAAAACTTTATCTTCATGCCATTAGATAAATTGTATCCATTTTGCATAGTATAAGATTTTTTATCAAGAATATTATTAACATCTAGTTCTGTATTATCTCTAATATCTTTAATAACAATTAATCCAGACGCTTCAATATCATTTTCATTTACGTAGTATAGATAATCTGGTGATTCTAATCCAACAGTAAATACAATTTGTCCATTTTCAACTTTTTGTTGACTTACTCCTTCATTATATAATGTAGTGTCGTCATCAACTGTTTTACTTGTTCTAATTGTAAAAGGCATATTAGGAGTAACAATATCAAAGGTATATTCTTGTCCTCTATATAATGTTAAAGTTGTATTACTATTTTGATTAACTGGATTAAAGTTGTAAGCAAAGTTATCAACATTGTCAATATAGTTTACCGGAATTGTACTTTTAATTTCTTTAGCATTACCGTATACTGCTATAGGATTAGGTCCTTGCGGTAACCAATAGTATTCTCTAAAGTTACTAAATTTGTCCCAAGTAATATGGGGTGACCAAGCATAATACTCTTGGCTATTCATAAGACTGTGATTTATATTTCCAGCATTACGTATCTGAGTACTGTTTACATAATCTCTATAGTCACGGTGTAATAATACGTTACCAAGATTATCTTCAACAATCGCCGCAGGTTCTAATTGATAGTTTACTCTGTCATCACTTATGTCAGAAACATAGTTGTCTGTTGACTTAAATGCTTTTGAATCTTTTCGACCCATAAAGCCTGTAATTTTTTCAATAGTACCTGGTTGTACCATTTGATCAATTGTACTTGATATAAACTTCTTATTGGCAACGGTTCTAAAATACCTTGGAAGTAAATCTGCACTACTTCGTTTTTTATTACCGTTAGTTGGAAGACCTGACTCGTCTTGCGCCATTCTTAGTAACCTCCGCCGCTAGATCCACTTGATCCGCTTGATCCTGAACTGCTTGAACTGCTTGAACTGCTTGAACTGCTTGAACTACTACTTACTACTGTACTAGATGTCGAAGTAGTATTTGCTGTAGTTGTAAGTGCTTGACTTTGTATACCTGTTGATGCTGTATTTGTAGCTGTAACAACATTGCCTGTTGCCTGTATTCTACTGGCTGTAATAGCATCAATTATTTCTACATCATCTACTGTAGCATCATTAATAAAGATTTCATCGTTCTCTGACTTAATTTCAAACAAACTACCAAATCCTTGTGATGCTTGATTAGGAACAATAATTAAGTTTGCTATATCAGGTGCTGTTTCATTTACCACAAACGCAACTAGTTCTGAAAAATGGAATGTATCTCCAAAGTCCCAATTCTGTAAACTAAAGAATCTATTAATTGAATTAACAACTCTTACTTTTATTTCATTATTATTAATAACTTCGCCTGTATTTTTTACAATCTTAAATGTTGCTTGTAAATTCTCTTGAGCATTTTTACCGAACAATGCTTTATATTTTACAGGATGATAAATTATTTCATCACTAATTGATTTATAAGAATTTATACTAGATCCGTAATTTTGGAATAATGCGTCTGAACTTAATGGTAAAGGCTTAGTAGCTATTGTACCTGCTATAAATTTTCTAAATTCTACATCATATGATCTTGTAAGCATATAAACATCAATAATATTTGACGCACTAACATCAATTCTATTTGCTTCATCAGCACTATGTACATAATGGAATTTTAAATTATCACGTCCTACATATGCTTGATATTCAGTTGTTAGTACTAACAGATTTCCTATCAAAGTTTTAAAATTTGTGTCTTTGGTAATATAGAAAATAGTGCCTTCTTCGTACTGACTATAAGCACCAATTTCCGCTTCGGTTGTAACTACTCTTATAGTATCGCCTTCAGCATAATAGTTATATTTTGTAAAGCCCTGATCACTATTTTCTTTCTTTAAGAAAATATACTTTGTGTTAGGTGATGTTAATGGATCAACTACAACATCAAATACATCAGGGTCATCAACACTACCGTCGTCATTTAAGTCGTAGAAACTAACTTCAACTTTTTTACTGTTTACGTATCCATCTGCGTTTTGGAATGTATTAACAATTTCCCAATTAACATCATTATTAAAAGCAACTAAACTATCTGGCTTAGTATTAAAATTAAGAATACTAATTTTATCTTTTACTAATTGACCTGTAACACTATCATAAATTTTATTTTGTCCGTCAAAGTAAAAACTTAATTCTTTATCACTTTCAAATACATATCGTAAACCTCTATTAGTTACTGTATATTTCTCGCCATTAGTTTCAAACAATATTAGCCAACTTGCGTCTAATTGATTTTGAGTAACGTCACCTGTTTTACCATTACTAAACGTATCGTAAATATTCAAGTTTTCATTAATAATTACACGCCAAGTTCTTGTAGCTTGGTCATAACGTAATCCAAATGTTTTATAAGCAAAGACTTGATCAATAATTTGTGTTCTAACATCTGCTGAAATATCTTTTACAAGTTTTGGTTTAACTTCTTCAAGTATACTATTAGCAGGAACAATTTCGTTAAACACAATTGGACCTGCGCCTGTTACACTGTCAACTGCTGTACCAGCACCTGCTACGCTAATAACTTTTACCCATTTATAAGTTGATGCTCCTTTTTCAAGAGCATTACTTGTCAGGCCACCTTTGTCATTAAAATAAAATCCTGCTGGTGGTTTAAATTTAAGCAAAGCATTTGCTTCTAAATACTTTAAAGAACCTCCAGTAAATGTACCTGTTTCGTATGGTAAATCATTATTGTTCTTTAATAAGCCTGTTGATATATTTGTACTTTTTGAACTTTGTGTCCAAGTGGCATTTAAATCGCTTACAATAATCTTAGCATAGTTAGCAAAATAAAAATTATTAGTTGCTCTATTTTGTATAATTGGTAATATTGTATTTTCAATAGTACCTTCAATATCTGTTTGAGTATCAAAAGTAAAAGCACGTTTATCTGTATACTGTTCGTTATACAATACTCCGTCGCTTCCGTATAAATTTGTACTAGAGTATTTTCCAGTAACATCTTTAAGATCAAAATATCTACTAATACCGCTAGTAGTTCTGTTAACAGATTTTACTTTAACAATTTCTTGGTTAGTTGTTAACGGAACAATATTATAGTCCTCACCTGTAACCATTCTGTTTTGTGTATAATAAGTTTGCGGAGCATTTGTTCTAATACTTGCTGTAGATTCACTTGTTGTAGCATTAGTAACTTGTTCTTTAAGTTCAACGCCAATAGTCATTGTTTCAGTTGTTCCTGCTTTACTTAGGTAATCTATTGAGATTGTAATATTTGTAAGCTCTTCAGGATTAATTTTCATTGATCTGTTAGCACTTGTTCTGTAATAAGCTCTAAATGCTCCTGAAGGAATATTACCAAAAGTTCCGTCAGCAAATACTAAACTAATTTCATCGTTTTGTCTAGTTTGAACAACATAATAATTTCTAACACCTTTAACAATACTATTATAGATAGCATTATTTCCTTCAGCACTGTCAACCTGTGACCAAAGAGTGTCTTCTTGGCCTGAGTCGTTAGTTCCGTACAACCATACATCATTTTGGTTAATATTTTCTGTTTCAATAGTTAAGCGTTGATTAGCTGTTGGACTTGGAACGTTAAAGTCTGAAGAGTTTAGTTTACCCTGTCTAAAGTGTACAAAGTATCCTGTGTTATTACTTGCGTTTCCTCTACCGTCTTCTCTATATAAGAATGCTAAATTGTTTCCTGGAATAGGATTTTCTTCTCTAATAACTTTTGCCGTTACATCAATGTCAGTTGAAACAATTTCAAACTGTGTAGGTAAACCATTTACTGGTTTATTAAATGTATAAACTGGAACATCTGAGTTAGTAGCATTAAGTCTATACTGTTCAGTAGTTAGTCCATTAATTTTACTATTCTTGGACGGTCTACCAATTGTATTATTTCTAGGAAGTGCAGCATTAAGAACACGTTTAAACTGTTCTGCCCAATTACTGTTGCTTGGGTCATTCCAAATGATTGTTTGGTCTGATAAATTAAATCCGTTACTATCATTAATGTTTTCAGTTGTGCTTACTGTTTCAAATTTAAGTAATCCGTTTGCGGGTTGATTACGCTTTGCGTTGTATGATAACATACGAGCTAAACGAAGAACTGATTCTCTACGTTCAGCTAATTCTAAAAAGTTTTCTCTGGAGTTTAGATCAACTCTATAACTAATATTTTGACCTAAGAACGCAATCATATCAATGAGAGCAAGATATTCTGATGTATCTACATAGTCGTTAAAATCTTCAGGATAGTTAGTACGAAGATAATTAATCATCGCCCTTCGTAAGGTATCAAAATCATAACTACGGAACTCTGCATTCCTGTAGCTTTGATATACTTTTTTCCAGTCTTCTGCTAAAAGCAGTCTATTTTGTCTATCTGTTGACGACATCGGCTATCCTTCTTAACTATGCTAGTATTTATGATATTTAATAATAGCAGTACTTAATTGTGTCACGATAACCCATTGGCTTTATCGAAGTTCAATTTAACGTTTTCGCTAATATTATATTGTAAATACTTTAGTGTACATTCAATTTGTATGCCAGATTCGTATTCACTAACTTGTACACCGGTTGCTGATGTCCTTGGATCGTAATTTACAATTCCAGTAACATTTTGTGCTATTGCTTCTTTAAGTTCAGTAGTTAAAGGTTCAAATAGTGCTTCCCATATAATACACCCAAATTCAGGATTTGATAATTTTTCTCCTTGACGTATATTAAAATGATTAATTAAGTCTTGCTTAATTAATGCTAAGTCATATTGCTGAAATGAAGTAGTGTCAGGATTGACTGTGCTAAACCCTCTGTAGGATTTTTGTGCCACAGGAGGTTTAGGAGCTTTTTCACCTTTAATTTTAATTTCTTTGTATAAATCTGCCATACTGTATTTACCCTATTCTATCCACCAGCAAAAACTTTATTAAATCCTGTTGCTACGCTTGTACACCCTGTAATAGCATCTCCTATACGACCGCATCCTTTGCCGTTTACAAATACTTTTGTACTTCCTGTAGTAATCGGTGCCGCGTGACTTGGGCAAGGTGCTGGTGGTAATTCATGTGAAGTGTTATTATCGCCTTGACGAGATACTCCTGTACCATCAACAAATACATCTCCGCTACACTGATCTCTTTTTGGCGTAGAACAGTGTGCTACATCAGAATCTACACTATTACCTCTACATACTGCGGGCACGTTCAATCTCCATTAGTTGTTGTAATTTTCCATTCCATTGTTCTATTTCTTCGTGTTGTTCTTCAGTGTGTGGCTCTGGTGGTATCTCAGGTAAAAATTCTATTACATGATCAAAGTCGTTAGGTATTTGATCAAAGTCAGTGTAAGTTATTAACTCGTTATTCTTTTTTACAGTAAATCTATGAGGCATTGTTTTCACTCGCATTTCCTGCTTCCAATTTAGTTTCAATAATTGAAACTGTACCTGTTCCTGGATAAGCAGTTGTAGTTAATGATGCTAACGGAATCATTTCTCCGTTAATAATTTTTTGATAAAATCCTTTACCAATACCAATACGTCTAGCAGTTTCATTTCCGCCTGGATCAGAATATCCAACTGCTTTGGCAAATGCAGATCCTAAAGAAGCAAAACTTTGATCTGTCCAATTTATACCTTTAGATTTAATATACGCTACTGCTAGTTTTGTAGCAACTGTTGGGTCGTTTGCCATTTCAGGATTATCAACAATATTAACTCCTGCTAGTCCGCCGTATTTTTCGTAGTTGGCTTTAAATGTTAATTGAATAAGTCCTCTTCCACGATATTTGTAACCTTCATTTTGAGCATTACCATATCTGTTACCGTATAGTGTATTACCAATTGCCGCTGGGCCTGCCGCTACAAGTTCTTGAGCAAACGCATTTGATTTGACTCTACTAGGATAAACTACTCTTAATCTTGAAGCACTATAGTTCATACTTTCGCTACGAGGTTTAAATCCACATTCTGCTTGAGGTTGTGCCATTGCCATTGCTACCGCTACAGGATTGAGTGATACCCAAGTTGCTGGATCTAGTCCTACACCTTTTATCAATTCGCTTAAGAAATATCTCTGCATATCATTAACTGGTACAGGGTGTGCTGGTTGAGCTCCGTCTACTGGTCCTGCTGTACCTGGAGTAACTACTTGTGCTCCATCTGTGTCAGCAACAACAGGTCCTGATTCTGCTGTGTAAAATGGTTGATCAGTTTCGCTATTAATAACTGCTTGTTGAGCTCTTACTGCCGCTGGCGGCGATTCAATAGCTTGTGTGTTTGCCGGTGTGTGTGCACTTGGATTAAGGTGTTCGTGTTCTGGCCACGGTTCACGTATTGGTACTCTTCTTGGATATAACGCAAACGGTGCTTCTTTTGCTCTTAAAGCATCCTGTGTTACTTCTAACGGAACTCCGGCACTGTCAAGAATTACTTCACCAATTTGATCACGTACTCTATCTTCTTGGTCTTGTGTTACAGGAGAAGTAAATGTATCTGTAATATTATCAGCACTAACACTTGCTGTAGCTTCTATAGTACTATTCATATGTATTTCATTACCTGCTGTTTCAGAATGGTTAACTCCTGATAGTATTTCAGTACTAACTGTAGCATCTAATTTATTATTTAAAGTACTTTTAATTTGTGTAGTGGCTCCACTAGTAAATTTGTTGTCTCCGGAAGTATTTAGGTTATATGCTCCTGATACAACTTGTCTATAGTTGCCTGCTACTTTACTGCCAAACTCTCCGTTAATTGCTATTCTTCCGTTTGAAGCAACTTGTAAATTATAATTTCCGGATACTGTTTTAGCATCATTACCTTTTACTTGTATATCTTGATTACCACCAATAGCAACTGTGTTATTATTACCTATCCATAAGTCATTTGTGTTGCCGATAAATTCTTGTTTGTTTACACCTACTCGTATATCTACATTTTCTGCTGTAGTGTTTTTCGTATTTCTACCAGCGTTTATGTTTATATCTCTTCCAGCACTCCAGTTAAAATCTCTGTCAGCATGTAGGTTAATATCATTTCCGCTTCTTACGCTAATACTATCGTCACTGTAAACATCAATCTTACCATTTGAAGTAAGTTCAATCCAAGCACTGCCACGAGCGTTACCGATGTAAATTAGATCTTCAGTATTATGCATTAATATTTGATGACCTGTTCTAGTACGTAATCTTACATGTTCGTTAAACGGAAGTGTTGGATTTGTCTTACTTACTTGATCAGGTAATTTACCAATATCATAATATGTCGGAGAAGTATCAAATGCTAATCCCGAACGTAAAATAGAAGGGTCTCCATCATCCATTGTAAATGCTGAGCCACCAAGTCTGCTTCTAAAATAATCAATAGCTTCTTTTCTTGCTCCATACTTTCCTTTAGGAGCTCCGTCACGTTTATCTAACGGTCCTGGTGTATTCCAACCAAACACCATACTAGGTAATTCTCGTCTAGCACTCGAACTAGTAAGTCCTCTAGTAGTATCATCTAACAATCCTTGCGAAGCAAGAGTTTGTACCATTAAAGGATTATGTGGACGTAAAAAAGTATCAGGATTATTGCCTCTATTATTATTAAAGGCTTTATTATATTCGCCTGTCGGTAATGGTTTCTCTTTAAATTCTTCGGCTAAATTATCTTGTATAACGTATGAACTTTTTGCGGCTGCATATCCACCCGGAACCATATGATTCATGTATTCATCTTGAATACATCCAATCCAATATCCCATATTAGATTTACCTTCAGCAAATATTACTAATACCTTTGACCCAGGGTCTGGTGGTACTGCCCAAAAACCGTAGCTCTGTTGAGTGTCTCTGTAGTTATTGTTTGATGTATTACTGTTTACATCTGTTACACCATAAAAAGGACTACAATAATTTACTGTAAAGACTTGACCGTCTTCATCTTTATCATTCGATGTTGAACTATTTTTTATTAATTGAACTTTAAGAGCATCTGATCTTCTAGGATCAAGGTGACTTATAACTCTAGCAACAAATGGTCCTGTTGGTAAATTTCTATTTGGTGCGCCTGCGGTTCTTTTTTCTTGACTCACGTAAGATTACCTCCGCTATTGTTTTTACGAATGTTTCTAGATCCATAAACATAATACGGATCGTTACCTGATATTCCTTTACCACCTGATCGTTTTGGTTGAGCAACTGGGGGATATCCATCATCAGCTGTTGCAGTTTGAGCTTCTTTCTTCTCAGGAGCTTTTTTAACCGGTGGTACTTCGTTTCCTGTTCCGGCATTACCAAACTCGCCTTCTTGTCTAACTTTTAATTTATTAGCTCTTTCTGTTGCTAATCGTGTTCTTTCTTCTGAAGTAATTCCGCCTGCTAATGCTTCATTTTCTTGAAGTTTGCCATCAGCATCTAGATCTAATTCAGCAAATCTAATTAGATCCGGATCACCTGTTGCTTTTGCTTCAGCAATAAGTTTGTTACGTTTCTTTTCTATTGCTAATTTTCGTTCTGCTTCGGCTTCTTGGAATTCAGCTAGACTCTGATTCTTTCTTTTATTAGCTATTAATTCTTGTGTAAACACATTTCCGGAAAACTTATTATTAACACTAACAACTCTATAAAGTCCGTCAAAGTCTTGTACACCTACAACTTCGTTATTCATAAGGTAATTACCTTGATCCGGATTAAGATCAATTGGTGTTTTAAATTTAATATTAACATCAACTTCGCCGTTACTTGCATTCACTGACCCGTCAATATTTACATTAAACTGATCTGTATAATCAGCTGAATAGTTGCCTACACCGCTATCTGCTAGATAATACGGATCTCCTAATATTTCCATGTTAATTGTAATTAAACTACCTGAAGCATCAATAATTGCTTGGTTAAACTGTCTTGCTACACTAATAGCTGTTGTTTCAGCAACTGCTCCTGAAGATAGTGCATCTAAATCAATGTTTTCTATCTTAGCTTCAGAACCGTCGCCACCGCTTCTTTGTTGACCTGAACCTGAAATTTCAGCCACTGGTTCTTTTGTATCTTTTACACTTCCTTGAGACGATGGATCGTTACCATCGTTTCCCATACTAGCAATTTGTATTGATTCATAAAATGAATTATTAAACTCTAAATTAAAATTTAGTATATCTTTGTTTTTACCTGTATACAGATATTCGTATGATCTTCCAGGTTGTATTTTATCATACCCTTTTGGTGGACTGTTGGGCATTTGAAAATGACTATTATGTACCTTATAAGGAATAACTTTGTATACATACAAATAAGGTTTTCTTCCGTAAACTTTTTCTGATGCTTTATCATCAACAATAAAAACTTGTGTTTCAATTTTAAACCAATTGACCATTCCGTCTTCTGCCACTTCAGCATCTTTAAAAATATTTTTACCGTAGTCACTAATAAGAACTAATTCTTCAATACATCTTTGTATCTTAGTTCCTGCTCTAAATGTTATTGTTCTTTCATTTGGATTAATTCGGATTCCGTTTTTTTCTAGTAATTTATTTTGAGGATTATAAGCATAATTGCTTAATCCAAACGGAACGTTACCAGATGACAGATCTTCATTGGGTTTTATTTTTGCCTTGCCAATTTTATTACAGTCTCCACCTGGTGTCGCAAGGACACTTTTTATACTTTCACTTAGATCACCTCTTTTAACACTAAACCCTAATTTACTTTCAACAAACACTCTGCGTTGTTTTTTGTAGGATTGGGCGTAATCGTGATTGTCTTTTACAAAACTTCCTTTGATATCATCAAAGTGTTCTTCAATATCTTCATCGGTGAATGATTTTTTAGACAATTCACCTGAGGTAGCTGTTTTATCTCCAGATATTCCTGTTATAGCTTCTTGTAAACTATTACTACTATTATCACTAGGAAAACAAATTATATATTCGTCAACTTCTACAAGATCATATTGTTTATTTTTTATATACAAAAGTTGAGTATTAATATGAGTTGCCAAACTGTTAATACCTGTTTGTAATGCGTCTTGTAAATTTTCTCCACTTATAGTAAAGTCTTGTTTTAATCCTTGAGCAGTATCTTCAAGTGCTTGTTCATTGTGGGCTACGCATCCAAATTTATATATACTGCCAGCATCATCTATTTCAAATTCGGCGCTGACAATTTTTACCGGAAATTGTCTTCTAAGTTTTGAATCTCTTAGAAGTACACCTTCAGTATTGTATCCGGTAAAAGTACATTCAAGCAACCAAGGAGCTTTTAGATAATTATCATATCCTGCTTCATTAGCAATAACTTGTAGTGTTTGAAAGAGTTGCCCCATACTATAAGGTTCTCTGACTTCAAAAGATATGTTAACAGCATTAGTATGTCTAGTTTTACTTGTTGGAGCCATTACAGCACCAATTTCAATATCGTCAATAAAATAACCTGTTGCTATATTAAATTTTTCTTCTGCGGCTGTTCTTACTTTTCGTTCATTTGATCTACCGCTAGAATCAATTGCTGTTAGTCTCGGGCTTGGACCAAATCTTCTGTATGTTTTGTCTGGTCTGTTAATTTCATCTGGTGTAAGGCAGGCAAGTTTCCAAATATGATTTACAGTAGCATAGTTATATAAAACATTTTTTGTACTATTTTCAAAATTAAGAGAAGCAATAGCCGACTGAGTAGCTTCATAATTACTAAGGGCTTGTTTTTTATTTTCTATAGCTTGAAGTTTAGCGGCATCGCCTACTGTAGATGTTCCAGTCTTTTTTACAAGATCATTTTCAGCCAAAACATTTATATTCGATGCGTTAGCACCAAATGGATTTTTACCAGCTCTAGCATCATCAATCATAGTTGATGCTCCTGGGAATCCAAAGGCTGCCATAATTTTTTTGCTTTGTTCTACATTTTCCTCTGTAACTTCACCTTGGTATTGGCCTTTTTTATCTAAGTCTGCTTGACTGATATATTTCGCGCCAATAATTTTTCCTGTTTTAGGATCAGTTTTATAAGGAGGTTTAGGTAGTGTATAAGGCAATGCTTATTCTCCTAAAGTTTCTAACACACGGGCTCTGTCTGGTAAGTAAATTTGTAGTCCTGCTTCAATATCATATATCGGGTCTTCAATTATATCTAAGTTCCTTTGAGCAAATATCCACCACAAACTATGATCGCCGTACATGTCATACGCAAGTAAATCTGGCCTATGTGTATACTGTGGTTCAATAGTATATAGCGGATCATCAGTGTAAGCAGGCACTGGTCTGATGTTTAAAACTCCCAAAGTCCCATCTGAACTAAGTTTTGTATCTCTATACGGACTATTAGCCATTATAAATATCCTTTACCTAAATTAAATCCGGAGATAAAATCTCTATAGTTAAATTTTGATGTAGTATCTCTGCTGTATATTGGTTGAGCTACTACGTTAATTTGAGATTCTGATGGTGCCCATCCTATATTTTCAGCACTACTTCTGGTAGCAAAATTTGTAGCAATGTAGTCAACATCTCTTGGCATATCAACTGAAAATGTTGTAATTACTACTGGAACATTATTAAAAACATAATCTCCGTAGCCGTTAAGTTTTACAATTGGTGGAGGATTACCTGTAGCAAATCGGCCATAATCCATTTTAGTAATTGACCTTAAGTAATGTACACATGCTACCCAATATTGGGCTTCTAAAGAATTTTGTACATACATTTGACCTGTGATGTTTATAGCTTCCACACTTGAGTTCTGATACGCAAAGAACGGATAATTACTATGCACAGGGGCAGTAGCATTATAATTGGCATTATGCTGAATAATAATTGAAGGTGTATATGGAAAAACCATTCTATTTCCAGTACTTTGAAGCGGTGACATTACAGGAGACATTTTGAAAGCAAGAGGATTGTTAGGTAAACTTAAAGAAACTCTCCAATCTTTTTCTTCAACCTGTGTAGAAGCAAAAACTGCTGGTTCTACTTCAATGCCGCCTCCGGCGCCATCGGCTCCTGGAAGATTTTGTGACCTAAAAGCACTAGCAAATTTTCCTACTGCGCCACTAACACCACTGAATATACTTTGTCCAATGTCTTTAACATTATCTGGTATATCATCTGTTGAAAATGGGAAAGTACCAGCATTTACGTTTTGGCCTGAACCTTTCTTTGGTACGTTAAATCCAGGGTTTCCTGATAACTGTATGCCTGGTACGCCTGGGTCTCTGTCTTTAAAGTCCATAATTTTAATTTCCTTATATTATGCATTATTTAGTTGACTTTATTAACTACTGAGTTTATAATATGAGTATAACCTGGAGAAAAAATGAAAAAAGTAAATTATTTAAACAACAAAGATATCTTAAAAGAGATACACAAGTCAAAAAGCACTTTTTGTAGTTATACCGACGATAGCTATAGCCAATACGACATAATTTTACCTTCTATAGATAAAATCAACGTTAGAACTGTTGCTGAAGCAAAGCGTAACAAGGCTAAACGATTACAACAACAAAATTTTGAAGCCGCTAAATTAGCTGGTAAAAAAGTAAAATTAGCTGAATTTGAAATTGATTATAGAAAAATTACAAAAGAAGAACTAATATTTAGAATTATGTCATTTGATCATATTCCTGAAGAACCTGGGCGTAAAAAGAACCCTAAGACTGTAGCAGATACAAGAGTAAAGTTAAATTTTCCACCTTTTCAACATTTTAAATTTGATGATGATGGAAAAGAACTAGATTGTGTAGGTAAAAGTCATTGGGAAGGTGGCATGGAGAACGGATACTTTAATAAAACAGGTGGTAAAGCAACTAACAAACTTGCTATGATGTGGATGAAGTTATGTGATAGATACGCAACAAGAGGCAATGTACGTGGATACACTTACAATGACGAAATGCGTGGACAAGCAATTCTACAATTAGCACAAATTGGCTTACAGTTTGATGAATCAAAATCAAACAATCCGTTTGCTTATTATACTGCGGCGGTTACAAATTCATTTGTACGTGTTATTAACATCGAAAAACGCAATCAAAACATTAGAGACGATATTCTTGAAATGAACGATATGAATCCTAGTTTTACTAGACAAAATCAAGGTCAGTGGGAGCGTCAAATGGAAGAACACCAAAAAAAGCTGGCAAACGAGAAAAAGACTTGACTTTAGTCTTAAAATAAGTTATAATATAAAGGTTAAGACTATAAAGGATATATTTTGTTTAAAAAAGCGGCTGTGTTTACGGACATACATTTAGGATTAAAATCAAATAGTCGACAACATCTTCAAGACTGTGAAGACTTTGTTGATTGGTACATTGAACAAGCAAAAGCTAACGGTTGTGAAACTGGCATTTTTTGTGGAGACTGGCATCATAATAGAAATACAATTAACGTACAAACACTTGATAGCACTACTAGGTGCCTTGAAAAGTTAGGTGCGGCATTTGAAAATTTTTATTTCTTTGCTGGCAATCACGATTTATACTATAAAGATAAACGTGATGTTTTTTCAGTAGAGTTTGCCAAACATATTCCCGGTATTACTTATATTGAAGAAACTACTGTAAAAGACGATGTAGCATTGGTGCCTTGGTTAGTAGGCGACGAATGGAAAAACATTCAAAAGATTAAAGCAAAATATATGTTTGGACATTTTGAACTTCCTAATTTTTATATGAACGCACTTGTAAAGATGCCTGACCACGGTGATTTAAAACCAGAACATTTTGAACATCAAGAGTATGTGTTTAGCGGACACTTCCACAAACGGCAAGTACAAGGAAAAATACAATATCTAGGTAATGCTTTTCCTCACAACTATGCTGATGCGTGGGATGATGATCGCGGAATGATGATTCTTGATAAAGAAAATAATGAAGAACCTAAATATTTAAATTGGCCTGACTGTCCTAAGTATCGAACAACTACTCTTAGTAAACTTCTTGATCCGGACTCAGATATTATTAAACCTAATATGTATTTGCGTGTTACACTAGACTTGCCAATTAGTTACGAAGAAGCACAATTTATTAAAGAAACATATATTACTCAACACGGTTGTAGAGAGATTACACTAATTCCTAGTCAACAAGACGAAGAGATACACACTGATATTGATATTAGTACTTTTGAAAGTGTTGATCAAATTGTTACTAAAGAAATTTCAGCAATTGATACTGAAAATTATAATAAAAGTGTTCTATTAGGGATATATGACGAACTATGATAAAAATTAAAAACTTAACGGTTAAGAACTTTATGAGTGTGGGCAATCAGACTCAAGCAGTTGACTTTGATACACAACAGATTACGCTTGTGCTAGGAGAAAATCTTGACCAAGGTGGTGACGATAGCGGTTCACGTAACGGTACAGGTAAAACTACAATTATTAATGCGTTGTCTTACGCATTGTACGGACTTGCGTTAACAAATATCAAACGTAATAATCTAATTAATAAAACTAATAGCAAAGGTATGTTAGTTACACTGTCTTTTGAGAAAGACGGCAGAGAATATAAAATTGAAAGAGGTCGTTCACCTAATATTTTAAAGTTTTATGTAGACGGGCAAGAACAAGAAATGTTAGACGAGTCGCAAGGCGATTCACGCAAAACACAAGAAGATATTCAAGACTTACTTGGTATGAGTCATAATATGTTTAAGCATATCTTAGCACTCAATACATACACTGAACCGTTTTTAAGTATGCGTGTTAACGATCAAAAAGATATTATTGAACAGTTGCTCGGCATTACAATACTAAGTGAAAAAGCAGAAACACTTAAAGAACAAATTAGAAAAACTAAAGAAAATATTACTGAAGAAAATGCTAAACTTACAGCACAACAATCTAGTAACGAACATATTGGCAGTACTATCCGCAGTTTAGAATTAAAAGAAAGTGCTTGGAAAGAAAAACAATCACAAGACATAGAAAAACTACGCAAAGGAATAGACGAATTAGAGCATTTAGATATTGATTCTGAGTTAGATTCGCATGAAAAACTATCTAACTGGACTGAACATAATAATGCTATTATGGCTCTTAAGAAAGAACTTAGTACATTAGAACCAGCACTAGTACGTGCTGATAAGAGTGTTAATAAAGTTAATAAAGACATCGCAGAATTAGAAGATGCTGTGTGTTATACATGTGGACAAGAACTTCACGCAGACAAAAAAGCAGAAATTGCTGAACGTAAATCTAAAGAGCTTACTGATGCTAAATCATATCAAGAAGAAATTAACGGTAAAGTAAAAGACGTTATGGCTTCTTTAGATTCTATTGGTGATATAAATGGAAAGCCTACTACATTTTATGAAACTGCTAAAGAAGCATATGACCATAGAAGTAATGTTGAGAATTTACAAAAAGCATTAATTAGTAAACAAGAAGAAAACGATCCTTATGCTGAACAAATAAAAGATTTAAAAGAAACCGCTATACAAGAAATTGACTGGGCTACAATTAATACATATACTGACTTAAAAGACCATCAGGAGTTTTTATTAAAACTGTTAACAAACAAAGATAGTTTTATACGTAAAAAAATTATTGATCAAAACTTAGCATATCTTAATAACAGACTTACAACGTACCTTGATAAACTAGGACTACCGCATCAGGTTGTATTTAAGAATGATCTAGCAGTTGAAATTACACAATTAGGACAAGATTTAGACTTTGATAATTTAAGTAGAGGCGAGCGTAATAGACTTATACTTGGTATGAGCTTTGCGTTTAGAGATGTTTGGGAAAGTTTATATCAAAATATTAACTTGTTGTTTATTGACGAACTTATTGATAATGGATTAGATACTGCTGGCGTTGAAAACGCACTAACAGTTCTTAAGAAAATGGGTCGAGAACGTCAAAAAAACGTATACTTAATATCGCACAAAGACGAACTGGTAGGAAGAGTAACACATGTTCTTAAAGTAATAAAAGAAAACGGGTTTACTTCATACGAAAACGATGTAGAGATACACAATGAGTGATGATACGCACGATCTTTTAACTAAAGCATATATGGCTTACTTTAAAGCAAATGAAAAGTTTGAAGCTCGTAATTCTGTAAGAACGCACCGTGAAAGCAGAAAATGGTTACGTGAAATACGTAGATTAGCAAAAGATCGGGCAGAAGAAATACACACAATACACAATACAACAAGAACAACCAGGACCGGTGGTCCAAAATAACAGGCACACATATATAAGTTCATGCAGTGGACTTATCAAGACAAAATAATAGACGAAATACCAGATGAGTATGAAGGCTTTGTTTATCTTATTACTAATACCACTACAGGCCAAAAATATATAGGTAAAAAACTAGCAAAATTTAAGACTACTAAGCCACCACTTAAAGGCAAAAAGAATAAAAGACGAGGCACTAAAGAAAGCGATTGGAAAGATTACTGGGGATCTAGTGATAGACTAAACGCAGATGTTGCCAAACTAGGCGAAGACAAGTTTACAAGAGAAATACTATACCTATGTAAAGGTAGGGGCGAAATGTCCTACATAGAGGCACGAGAACAGTTTGACAGGCGAGTACTTGAAACTGATGATTACTATAATGGTATCATTAATGTTAGAGTAGGCGGATCAGACAAACTCAAACAGGCATTGCTAGAACAAAACATCAAGGCAAAACAATCTAACACATAAGGTTAGCGGGCCAGTTTACAAATACCGCTGAGGAAAAGGTCCTGTGATAAGGACACTCGTACACGTTGAGCCGCGTCCGGTAGTAGGGCGGCAGGATTGATGTAGGTTGACTGTTAGCAATCGAAAAACACAACACAGTTCATAAAAACTCTTTAGCAACAGGAACGAAGCGAGAGGTAGCGTAAGCGATGTCGACGTAGGTTGGGAAAGGTCAGAGCCCATTGAACAGTGAAAACACCTACTTCCGAATCTCGGCTGTGACGAACTCACATGAAGTGCAAACTTTGAGATTAGATGGAACCGTAGTAGGTTCCGTCTGACTGAAACAATCTACATGAAGCAATTACAATATTACTACGTAATATTGCTTTAATTCATATCTATTACTTTAATCAAAACGAAGTGTAAGTAGTTTGAGCGTAAGCGATAA